ATATAGTTCAAATGTTTCTAAAGTGCTTGGTACTAGCAATCCGTTACCGCCGTCAAGAACTTCTATACGTGTGGTAAATTTGTAGTCAATGCCTGAACGTGCTGACGCCTGTTCCATGAAATCGAACTGCTTCTGGATTTGTTGCCCTACCATTTTCTGAACTTGACCACTAGCATCATCACGCAGTGTTAGAGTCACTGGTTCTAGACTGTGTCGACCAGCAAGTTTGACCTTGCTGTTGTATACGTCCAGAGCCATTTCTTCAAATGATACTTTTGGTCTTGTAACGTCCTGCACCTGTTTAGTAAGTTCAGTGGCTGCGGTAACTCCAAATCCCAACAGTGTAACTCTAAAGCGATATTTTAATTTTGGCATCAACAGCACTTGAGTGCTGCCAGCTGCGTTGGTAGTTGGAATACCAATGTTGTTAAGCGATGTAATTGCCATTTTTAAATTTCTCCTGTGTTCTTGATACGCAATGGAATGTAAATGAACTCAATGGCTTTCACTGGCTCTATAGCGATATCAACATAAAGTTCGTTGCGATCGATACGAGACGGAGTGTTGTTGCTTTCATCACACACAACCGCAAAGTCGTAGATTGCTCTCAAGCCTACCAATTCCAACAATAGGCTTTCTGCCGCTTGTTTGATTTCATCTCTGGTAATCTTGTCGTTGGGTTCAAACAAATATGGACGAGCCAATTTGTTCAACTGGCTACGTAGATATACTACCAAACGTGCTACGTTGATACGATCTAGTGCTGATGCATTTCTTGCACGAGTCTTTTGACCGTAGGCTACAAGTCCCACTCCGTTGAAGAATGGAATTGGATTAACCTTTAGTTCATATAGTGTATCACGTTGACCTTCGTTGAGTGCTACAGTTTGGAACTCGCCTGTGGCTGCATCAATATAGCCCACTGCTGTGGCATTAGTAATACCACCACGACGTGTGCCTGCTGGTGCAAACCATGGGAAACTGACATTATCGCTGAGTGCGATAGTTTTCAGCATCATATGACTTGCTGGAACCACTGCATTAGAACCACTTAGGTCAGTGGTAAATCCATTTGGATAGTATGTAGCCAAATATTCATCATAGGTCACAATACCGTCATCGCCGTTGTCTGTGACCAATTCTGCATTAGTTCCCCAGTTGTTTAATGATGTAGCATCTGCAGGTAATCTCAATGGAGTATCACCTATGACAAATGCAGTGATACCTCTATCAATGTTGAGATTAACTAGATTGCTCATTGTTTCTGGATAACCTGGGCAAGCTATGATGTTGAAGTTTCTTCTTTCTTCATCACGGATTTCTTGGCTTGTATCAATCACTGACTTCAAAGCCTGTGTAACTACCTTGCGTTGTGCTTTGCGACCAAAACTGCCTGACCCGTCTTCGTTGTTGCCTGAAGCGGTGACCCAACGATCTGGGAAGTATCCGTCCATGCTTAGACCTGCACCGCTGACAAATGCATTACCTGCCAGTGTAGCTGTGCTGGTTCTTGGGTTGTCGCCAGCTGTGTCAATGTAGTTGTTGCTGTATTTCTTGACATTACCACCACTGCGTCTTAGATTCCACAGCAGCATGCCTTTGGGATATAGTGCTGGATCTGGAGCATCTGGGTCCAAGAAATTATGTGTTACTAAATCTTCTATAGTTGCTTGTGCTGAGCTTGTACCGGTAGTGTTCCAACGAGCATCTGCAAACAACACACCTTCTTCTGTGGTTTGATCTGTCTTGTCCACTAATTCCCAACGCAGAGTTACATCGCCGATGTCGCTTAAATTGCTGTTGTATCTATAAATTGTTGGGAAGTTTTCCAAATCTGCTGTGCTGATCCATAAGTCGCCTGATACAGTTACTCCAGCCACATATGGATTGCTGGCAGCTACTATTGGTAGGTAACCAGTTCTTAAAGTAGTGGTAGCAGCTTCATAGTAGGGTGATGTTGCGTGTCTGTAGCCCACAAAAGTATTACCGTTGTGAACCATGATGTCAACATCAGCAAAGTTTGGATTATACCACAGTTGTTGATCTCCAGGTTCGTTCAATGGAGCATCTGGGGTGGCTGCGAATCTTGGATCTGATGCAGCCAATGGTTGATAACCTGAAGCTAGATAGTCTTGTGCAGCACCTGCAGCAAGATCTTCTGCTCCCACTGCTCCACTTCCCAATGAGATATTGTAGAAGTTTTCTGTGCCTGATCTAGTCTTGAGATTGTAGGCTGTGAACAGAGTTGACAAAGGAGTACCTGTGCCGTCGGTGAGTCTAAAATCACCGCCATCGTTGTGTGTAATAACCAGTCTGCTCTGTGTTGGTGTAACAGCTACTACAGATGCTTCAATGTTTGTGAATCCAGCTGCATTAATAGCAGCGGCAAACTTGTCTGCATCGCTGTTGTCGCCTGTAGGCGCATTTGCTGGAACATTTGTTGATGCTAGAGAAATAGTCTTAGCAGTATCTAGAGCCAACTGACCTACTATGCTTTCGGCAAGTGTAAACTCTGTTGTAGCACCGGCAGTAAATGTACCGCTCTTGATAATATTGCTGGTTACACTAGTGCCCTGACCGATACCAATGTGTCTATACCATACACGGAATTCAGCTGTGTTTGGTGTAGTGTCAAATCCACTGTTTTCCTGTGCATTGCTCTGCACAAACAATGTGTCTGCTGAAATATTGGCGCCGCCGCCGCTGCGATCTAGATAAAATAGTGCTGCGTTTGTGGAAGCATAAATTGGTGCCTCTGATGCCACCCATGACTGTGTAGCAGAACTCCATTGCTTGGCTCTCCAACGAGCGCCACGATTTGGTTCTGTGGTTTTAATCCACACAGATCCAGTAGCAACGCCTTCCACTGTAGTTACGTTGTCAGTGCGTTTGAAAGCAGGAATATCTGTGTGAGGTGTTTGTTGCAGTCTTGGACTGATGTATTCACCTGTAGTAATACCGATAGCAGCCCATGATGCTGTGCCGTTGTCTAGCTTGATGTTACCATCTGGGCCAGTAGAATCGCCTGTTCCGCTGCCTATTGATCTACCATCTGAATAAATGTAGAGTCTGTTAGATAATACTTTTGCAGTTACACCTGTGATAGCTGCCGAATTAATATTATCTCTAATTGTGTTTAATGATCCTGCAGCAATTGAAGTGCTGTTTACAAACAAGGTTCCGCTGAGTGCAGCACCAGTGTATGTATTACTTACTGCTAATGGCCAGCTGGCTTTCCACTCATTAGACCCTACCAATACCCATTCGCCAGCATCAACTGCTGTGCCACCACCTGCTACGCCACCGTTGCCTGATGACTTGTAATAGATTCTTGCTAGATCTTCTGCTGTGCCGTAGGCACCGTCACCTTCTACTGTTTGAAATACCACTGCGTAGTCGCCGATTTGACCCACTGCAGCCTTAGGAGCATTGTTTTCAATCTTGGCCGGAAAATCTGCATCTGTTAGCACCAACGGTACTTTGTTGGTAAATTTCTGTCCGCCTGCCGTTGATCCTGCGGCACTGTTCCACTCTTGGATACCCCAAGTTGTGGCCTGGGTGTCAATCCACCATTTGCCGTTTACAGGGTTCGCTCCCGGGGCATCTACTTCTGCTGCGAGTTGGTCTAGATCTACATCAGCTCGAACAATAAATGCCGCGTTGCTTACACCTAATAAACTGTAGGCTGCTAATAGTCCATATTCGTTGCGCTCTGAACCATGGATAGGAGTTGAACTCGCTGTCTGTTCAAAGAACGGAATTCCAAACAGATCTGTGAGATCTCGTTGACTCGTAATTTTAAATGCTTTGCCAGCATTTGCTTTGGTTGTTGCTGAAGCTGTGTTTGTACCAGCTCCGTTTGTTTTATCTTGGGCTGTAGCTACGACAATAAGAGGGACCGTACCAGGTTCTGCTGGTGTATAAAAACTCTCGTCGATTACCGTAACTTGTACGCCTGGTGATGTTAGTGCCATATCGCCTATTCTCCTGGTAATAGTTGCTCATAATATTTAGCATTCTATTCCAAAAACAGCAAGTTAGGCGCCGAACAAAAGGGGTCTAAAAGGGTAAATATCAAATGCGACCACTATGCAAGGCCTGCGCACAGCGACCTAGAGCCATTAATTACTACAAAGACACTCGTGCCTATTACAGAACACTGTGTGAAATCTGTCTAGCACACGGTGCAGGTGAGCATGTTCCTCGTTGGCAACGTGCCGGATACAAACCCAAGTCCGTTTGTGAAAAATGTGGGTGTCGATCTCAACACCCCGAGGTATTTCGAGTGTTCCATGTAGATGAAAATCTCAACAACTGCAGACCCTCAAATCTCAAAACTGTGTGCTTGAACTGTGCTGCTATCTTAGGCAAAGAGGGTATAACTTGGAGGCAAGGCGATCTTATTGCTGACTACTAGGTTTGCACTCTGTTGATACAGGTCATCGATAGTGCCATTGTTGTCGATTATCTTGTCAAAATCGTTGCCCAACCATGCCCATTCTGATGCATGTATTTTACGCATCTTCATAGCGTTTAGACCTACATTGTTGCCTTGATTGGCGCTGATAGCATCCTCATACCAGTCGGGCAACTCACCACGCTGCACCCAAACAATTTGGCCACCTGCATCTTTGATTGATTTAATTTCATTGGGGAAACGACAGTCCGAAATTACAATGTGATCTTTGCTGAGACGCAGTTTATTTTCTAGGCTGGCAATCCAAATATCATCATGGAATGCTTTACGGCATACTTCCGTGCCCCAGTATTGTAGAACCCATCTAGGAGTTAATGTAGGCATGTCTAAGCGTTCTGCCCACCAAGGATCTACTTGTTCCCGCCACTCGCGAGCCTGTGCTGTGCGACCTTCCAGCATGGTTCGATCCCATCCAAACACACTGGCCACAGCATCTTTGAGTGTCGACGCAAAACTTTCTCTGCGAAATTCGTGAAAATTAACTAGATAATCGGCTACCGTATCTTTGCCCGAGCCTATAAAACCGCATACACCTATAATCATAAATTGTCCCCTTTAGAACAATTATAATATAGATTAGTTATAAGGTCAACCAGTTATCCAGGTATAGCCGCTGCCGCCGGGAACCAATTTCATCAAGTCGTCGGTGAGTTTTTCCATCTCGGCCTGTGCTTCGGTGATCAGTGCTGTGCCATTGAGCTGTGTGCCACCCTGTGGTCCAGCAATCTGTCCAAACTTTGATCGAGCCTGTCCAAGCATCATTTTGCAGTTGGCCAATGAATAATCCTTGATCCACTGTCCGGAATACACATCATCGATGATTACAAAGTCGGGTCGGCTGTTGTATACCTGTAGCATCACAGATTCATCTCCGCGAGGACGTTGATGTATGATCAGCTTGTGACTCTGTGGATGCCATGTAAAGTTAATAAATGAACCAAACATCTTACCTACCAGCTCCTGGTACTGACTAAACAGTTCATAGGTTAACAAGCCACCCATGTTAGTGCTGCTTAATAAGTAGGTATTGGCATAGGCCAAGTTGAACGGCTCAAACACAGTTCCACCTGTGCCGTTGCCAGTTCTTGATCCCACTGATCTACGGAATATTTGACGTACCTGCTGTATTTCTTTAGGTAGTATATATTCGTTAGTGCTCTCAGTAAGGGTTAAAAACGCATAACTTTCTTCTACAGCGTTATCGCTTCGCTGACGGAAAACTGCTAGAGCACGATTAAGTGCTGTATCGTAGTGGATAGGGTCTAGTTCTACGTCTACCATACCATCGCCTAGCATGGCTTTGCAGTAGTTGTAAACAGAATTTTTGGCTTGGTCTGATGTGCTCATACGAGTATTTATCGTAGCGGTAAATATATGACTATGCCAAGACTCAGTTTATACCGACCCGAAAAGGGCAACGATTTCCGCTTTATAGATAGATCCGCCTGGGAAATGTTCCAAGTCGGCGGAACAGATGTGCTGGTACACAGATACATCGGGCCCGGTGCATCCATACAGGGCGATACTCCCAGCACTCCTACCTACGCCACTGATAACGTAGCAAACATACAAGATCTGTTATTTTTAGAAAACAGAGATCGCAAATATGATCCCGATGTTTACGTCATGCGCGGTGTATACAATATATCTGATATCGATTTTAACCTTAGTCAGTTTGGACTGTTCCTGCAGAATGACACTATTTTTATCACATTCCACATCACAGATACTGTAGAAAAACTAGGTCGTAAAATCATAGCAGGAGATGTGATAGAACTGCCGCATCTCAAAGACGAATATGCTTTGAATGATTTAACTTTTGCACTAAAACGTTTCTTTGTCATAGAAGAAGTTAGTAGAGCAGCGGAAGGATTTTCAGCCACATGGTA